CGCGATTCAGTGATATCAATCACAGTAGAGTATGTCTGATTAAAAGGAACGGCTCCAATAGGGTTATTTTTAGGGTTGTAAACAATACGAAGTCGTCCACGATGATATTCGGAACAAACAATATTGAATCTAAATTTAATAGAACCCTGCCAACAATCAAATGGAGTCCCTGCAAAAGCAAGGGCTGTCATGTGAATTTCTTCTACTGGTGCAGCAGAAAGAATTCGGGAATAGAGTGGTGTCACTCGAAATGAAGTCAACAAATCGTCAGTAATGGCACTTTCAGGCCAATCGAATTGACGCCAATATGACATGCGTGATGCTATAGAACTAATCGTAAGTTCATCATGCCCACCTAATCCCATAACGCGCGTATCCACAGTCAATTCATTTTTAGAATCAACGGACAACTTAGTTAAAGTTTCAGCAGTGTCAACATTGGCAAGATTTCCTGTATATCGAGGAGTGTATCTATGAGTATCTTGCAAGTTATTAGGCCTTGCATAACCAAAAATCTTTGCCACATTTCCAATTGTAGAAGCAACAAGTTCAGTTGCTTTCATATAAGGAGAAATGACAGGAATTTTGGAAAGCATGTTAGCAGCACTAGCCACAGCGGAGGCTGGTGCACTAACAAGACCATTTGGAGCAAATTCGCCACTAGTTGAAGTATTATTATACTTCTTTGCCTGCTCTTGGTAGGGCTTGGGGAAACCAAACTCATCGAGCTCAGCATCAGTCACACCAGACTGTGCTGCGGTGGTAGTTGGAACGGAGAGAGTCACATCCTCTGCCCAACAAAAAATGGTAATGCTAATTGGATCAGTGCTGCCATTTGCATGATGCAAAATGTCAAAATCGTGAATAGTACACCGTCCCATTTCATCTTCCCAGCCAGAATTAGTAATATCTAACATATTCTCGGGCCAAATAAATGGGAGAAGCATTTCCCCACCCTGTGAAGTACAAGGATCCAGCATAAGATGCGGTTTCTGCGAAGCTTGAACTAAATCTTCTTCAAAGAAAGCGCGGTTAACTGTAATCTCATCATTCGTAAGATAAGGATTATATGACAACAAAGCACGCCCGTAATAAAACGAGTTACCATTGATCAGAACTTTAAGACGCAAGTTGCATCTAAGGTTTCTGTACCTATTTATCTTCTCTAATACATCTGCATTTCCAAAGAAGTCAGACCAAGGATTAAAAGTTTCGAAAAACCTTACATCTTCAGGTGTCCACGTATAAGTTTGAATCTTAATAGGACGACTTAAAAATGATCCGAGATCAGCATCAGAAAAGCCAGATAACTTTGTAGTTGCATCAGCGGAAGAATCGATATTATAAGTCCATTGAGAATCACCATCAACGAACTGCACATTTTGAGCTGCGCTTGCTCCTTCAGTTGTACCCACTGAAGAAGGGATTTCATTATTATTAGTAGTAAGTAATATTTATGAATACGGATAACGGAGCTACTTAACTCACATTCCCGCAGTTTATTTGGTCGGGTGGCGAACCCCAGCTAAAAAGCTGTATCCAGAACAGGCTGGATGCCATTATATGCAAAGCGAACACGACTATATATAAACAAACAAATTAATACGCCACGGCGTAACCATATACATACAACTATTTTAAACTTATACCACGAATAGTTCCGGGGTTTGTACGAGTTTATTGTCATCACGGGACGGAGCCAGCTATCTAACGATAACGGTACTCTCTAATGGGATACATGACAATATCCACAATGTATGGTTGCGCCCAAATACAAAGAGGGATGTAAAAAGGCATCACGATAGTTTTGATACTAGTGAAAATAACCCACTTCCACGATGGAAAACCACCGGTTGTGAGCAACAATAGATAAAGCCATCTTTTATCGAATCTTCCCATCTTAAAGCAAATCTTATCACCGCAAATTAACATACCCAAAACAACATACACCATTAAGGATAGGTTTGCACAAACGTGTTCCCACCAAAAGAATGGGTCCACAGCTGTACCACGACAGTGATCATCTGCACTAAATGGAATTTCTACACCACACTGGTTTTCATATTCAGACTTCAGAGGAACATCCTCCTCTTCATCAAAATATTTTTCACGGAACATCTTCATACGATCTTCGTAGGTTACAGAAAGCTCTTTACAGGCATGGGTTAAACCACACCTTTCAGCAACTTCTTGCATTTGTTTTCTACGATGTTCGTAATGTTCCTGGCCATACTGCCACCACTCCCTCAAAGCGCCATCAATATTCATAGCAGATTGATCTTCCAGACTCACAACTTTTGACTCTAGAACAGTATGAAGAGACTTAAAAATCGAAGCCTCATCAAGAGTTCCATGAATCAATCCAGTTCCTTCATCAAAACGATTATGCCTTTTAAGAAAATCGGCATCTTCGTCTCTCATGTATGGAGTAGGTTCAGAAGTTTTATCGGGCATGGTAAATTTCATGTCTCTTTCTGCCAAAAAGTTAGCATAAGAGATATGATTATACCAATCATGTCCACTACGAACTGACCCTTTAACATCGTCTCCATAAGTCATTACAGAAACGTTTGTACGAAAAGGTTCAGGATTGCCAAATTCAGCCGGATACATGTGATAATACGCACATCGCATCAAAAGAGAATTGACAATGCAATTAATATAAACGGTTAAATTTTGGCCAGAAGGATTAGATCCACGATGAATAATGATATCACCATTATAAGCGACACACGAATAAGCGATTTCGCTGGCAATACCTTTCATCACCACAATATCATCAGCAGTATATTGACCACAAGTACTTGCAATCTCAATCAAACTGGCAAAAGCAGCATTAATCAAGGCAGCAGGCATTCGCAAATCATATTTACTATAATCACCTGCAAAAATCCTATCTTTTCCAAATTTAGTCATATGGCGCGCCAATTGGTCCCATTCGGGACCTTGAGCATTAATGCCAACGGCACATTCAGAAACAACAGGAAATAAGGAGAGTAATCTAGCTATGGGCAAAAAATATTGCCGGACTAACATTTGAGTAGCCCAATCAGCAGCCTGAAAAACTCTAACCTTAGATTTGCCAATTTTAGTTGGCTCATCTTTCACACAAGCCTTGAAAATGGAGTAACAACGCTCACCACTTAAAAGCTTAGAACGCATAACTTCAATTTCATCTAAAATTTGCTGGTCACAAACTGCAGGACAAGAATGACTAGGATAATCCAAGGGGTCTAAAAGAGTGATCATTTCACTCTTAGGTCCACTCAATGGAAAACCCTTAGATGTTCCCTTTTGCATTTGATCGATAAACCTTGCACCATCGCGGCCACAAAGTGTCTCCATCTCATCCAAAGGTTTAAGTTCGGAACGAGTCATTTTAACAAATTCCTTACTCTGAAAGACATCTATAAGTCCATTAGTATAATCAGTGTAAGCGCGGGCAATCAAACTAGGTTCAACTCCAGCACCGGGGTTAGCTGAGAAAACTAAAGATTCTTGCCACATTTTCCAACGATGAAATTGGGGAGGGCCATGTTGAATGACATTTCCTGTGACAGCTGCAACGGCTTTCGAGATTGGAGTAGTTTTAACACTACTGTGAGTCATCGAGGCCCGCTGCCCACCTTGCCCCAAATATTCAATATTACTTCCCTCTGGAAGATAATTGATTGGGGACTTAGGATGAATTTCCTGAGAAGCTAGAACTTGACTATCATAACGAATAGTCGGAAAAGTTCCATTACAATGCGAAGGAAACGCACCAATCCACTTTTTATGGGCTTGAGAAATAGCTGATTTCAGCTCTTCACGAGTTATGGTCAACGCCTTTCCGGCAGGAGTACCACTAATACCGCGAAGATGAACACCAGCAATACACGAAGCTTTAAAATTGGAAACGGCAACAGCCATACACAAGCCAGTAAATGTGTTATAAGGACATTTATAAGAATATCCAGGTCCACCTGATTCAGAGTCTTTCGTATAAGTAATCCACATAGGATCCTCACGCAATTTACCAGAGTCTTCACGATATAAAAAGGTAGAAGAACCACTGGCTGTTATAGTGTCAGGAAACAAGTGCAAGATATCAGAAAAGATTCCACCTGATGGAATGCACACAATTGCCAAATCCTTCTTCGGGATAGGAATCATATGCTCCACACTTACAAAACCTTTGAAAGCTGAATTGATGGTTTGTTGTTCAGTTTTTGTGATAAGAACTTTCATATCCTTTCGATTCTTAAACAAATGTAAAGGAACCAAAAAAGTATTTCCAGAAATCGCGAGTATATCACAAGTCTGGATAAAACCGTCTTCTACAAATTTTCCATGAAATAAATTCTGGGACACTTTCGCAACCACCTGAGCATGAGTCATAGTGGCATTGCGATCGTTAACATGTAGTTTCGCAGCTACAGCAGTAGCCCAGGGATTAATCTCAGAATCGCGTTTAGCGATTTCTTCGACGCTCTCTGGTACTAAAGCATTTTGCTGGACGCTAGAAACGGCTTTGAACATGGAAATAAAATTGTAAATTACTTTAGAAACAATACAAAGGGAAAACAATTGGAACATCTTGGATCTCCGAAGAGAGGCAAAAAGGTCCACAGTGATATCCCTTCTTCTTGCTAAATCAGTAAGGCGTTCATCACGCCAACAAGATAACATAGACATATACAAAACAAGATGAAGTACACAAACAATAAAATTGGGCAAAAAAGATGAAATACCAACGACAAACAAACCAATCAAAGTAGTCAGTAATGAACAACAAAGCGCACACCGAGTAGATTTCTCACAATCAAGAAAACTTCTCGCATTCACACACAAATAAGCGGCTTTAACAAAAGCATTCTCGCAAAAATAGTGGGGAATCAGGCCTAAACAATAATCCATGAAATAACCCATGAATTCAAATTGCGAAGATATATAATCAAAAGAATCTTCTAGACTTGCCTGTTGTTCTGTAACACAACTACAAACACCGGCTCCTAAGTGACAAGTTTCACAATATTGACGAGAGTCGATAAGGGATCCTTGTTTAGCAATAAGAGAACGCTGATTGTCAAAATGGGCTTTACACATTGTGGTAGCAATGCGCAAAGTTTGGAGAATAGAATATTTCTTCTCAACTAAGGTTCCATCATAAGGACGCAAACCATGAGACGCAGTGGCGTGAGGCTTATATAGAATAAGATCCCACACGTCATTGACTAGAGATGTCTCGTGAGAAAAATAATTGGTAGCCTTTTTAGAATCAAGACGACCATCTTCCATTTGGAAATCAGGTTTGACTTGCACTTTGATATGCAAATCAGCACGGCGAACAACGGAAAAGGGGCAAACAGAACCCATTTTTCCATGGTTCATAAGAGGTACATTGCTAGTAATGATAAAAACGCGAGGTCGGATTTCAATTTTTCCTTTCTCGTGAAGATCAGCCTTATTTGCATAAGTGATCATATTATTATTAATATCAATCATCCTCTCAGTTGGCGACTTATCTAAAAATTCTGCTTTGGTATTTCCCATATCATCAAAAAAGATACCTTCTGTATCACCTTTCAATGAAGAATCAAACTTATCGGACTCTTTGAGAATAGCAGTTTTTGCGGGATCAGGATTTGCACCTGACGCCTTTAGACAATCGGCCATGAGAATTTGAGAAACGGCGGATTTACCAACTCCAGAATCACCGAAGATATAAACGGTAAAGGGAGCATATCGCATGGATCCGTTAATACGTTTTGCTTGGTAAGCAGCACGATTACGGCGTAAATTTTCCATACGTTTCTCTAAAACTCCTTGCTGCCACGTACCACGGGCAGACTTATGCGCTACATCAGCCAACTCAAGGGCCTCATCTAACAAGGCCCCATACTCTAAATCGGTAAGGAATTTAGTCTCTCCCTTAATGGTAACTTGCTTTTCGTGTAAATTAAAAACCATGGCGTGTTCGTGCATTTCAATTAAAGGAAAATACAGAGCATCCAAATCACGACTAGCATCGGAAGAGAAAAATAGCGGAGCAAAAGAACGTGTTTTAAAACATTCATAGCCGCCCTCAATAAAAACAACAACTGTATCTAAGACAGCTCCAACTAAATCCATAGCTGTGGAATGTTTTTGAAGAGTTCCAACGCGAAATAAATCAACACCAGCAATAGACCATTTAAGATTGGTAACACTACAAAGGCCTATAGAGGCGGCTACAGCAATCATATTGGAAATTTTTCCAAATAATGGTGCATTACGGATGGCTTCCCAATTATCTTTCAAATGGGGAATTTGATTTAGCCAATTGGCATCCTCCGAAATGGAAGATTGCTGTTCAAAAATATTCATACCGAATAATTGCTTACACCAAGAAATGGTTTCAGCTTGTTTAAGAACATTCTCGGTAATAGAACCTTTGGTTAAGGCTCTAATACAAAGAACAATTTGACTAGCTACTTGTGCAGGAGTTTTGCAACAAGGTAGCGAAATCGACAGCGCACCAAGAACTTCAAGAATCTCGAATAGATTCTTAACATTCGCATCCAAAGAGGACTGCGATGAAACGAAGGACTTGGCTTGGTCCAAAATAGATGCAGGGAATAAACTAGAAACTAAAGATTGTTCAACAAAATCAACACCACATTGGTGCGAATATTTCTTGTAATTAGTTTGATGTGTTTTTTCCTTAACATCAGATTTGGGTTTATCGACGCGAAGTTGTTTGACGCGTGCGATACGAGCAGCTTTCTGATTTTTCTTGAAAGCTTCACGGTTCAATTGTTTAAAATTATAACAATCGGATTGGGGTACAAAAGAATAGTGTTCCTCCGTAGAGGTAACAACGCCTTCTTTGTAATTAGCATTGTTGTTTAGGGGGGCAGTAAAAGTTCCAGAGCTTGACATAATTAACATTAAAGTTTAAAACGACAAGCAAAACGGAACCAGTTCTGCATTGCTGCAAAAATG